GGGCTGACGGATGAGGAGCGCGATGAATGTTTGGGAAATTACATCACAGCAGAAGGTCGCGCCCGAGCCATTGAAGCCAAACTCAAGGAGAAGAACAATGGATAAACCAACAACGTATCTAAAACGGTTGCAAGAAGAGCTGCGTTTGCTTGTAGACCACAATGAAAACACGCTTGGTTATGTTCGTTTGCTAAATGCACAAGTGGCTGGCAACACTCACCGAATCACGGAGTTGCAACACAAAATCGCCAAAGAGTTGGGGGTAGGGCCATACGACAAGGAGAAGAACACATAATGCCAGCTATCACTAAGAGGCTACGAGTTTACCTCCAAGAATTTACGGGGGGTATGTCAGTCAAGACCATTGCTGGAGACTTAGACCTCAAACCTAAGTCAGTAGCAACAACAATAAATCGTATGCCTGATACTTATATTATTAGTTGGACACGTATTAACAACCGTTGGATACGTCTATGGGCTATAGTAACACCCCCACCAGATGCGCCTATGCCCTCCAGAGTGGATGCAAATGAAACACGAGCTAGGAAGAGATAGTTAACTTTTATTAACCAACACTTTAAGGACTGAAATGAATATCGCTGACTCTATACCACAAAAGAGTTTTCAACGTACAGACTTTACCCTTTGGCAAAGGGAGAATTTAGAACAGTTTGCTATTGAAGCTTACGAAAAGATCCAAGATCTAGAACAACTTCTTAAGTCGGTTCACCGAGCTTGGCAACAAGAAGTAGCTACCAAAGCAACTCACTGAGTACTAAGGTATCAAACTCATCCTGTGTGATGTTCTTAGGAACATCTACACCAACAAGAGCCTTCTGTATGTCTTCATACAGGAGGCTTGTTGCTTTATGGGCGTTGATGATGTCGTTATCAGCAACCCCATCTCCAGGGGCTATAACGTGGTTATAACCTATGCAAAGCTGACTCTTGGTGTTCTTGTAAGGTCTAGCTCTAAACCCCAGAGTGTCTTTAACAAACTGCAAGGCTTCATCAGAGATTTGCATATTAGTTCAACAGAAGAATGTTGTTAGGTGTGTACTCAGTAATCAACCAATTAGTGCCGTTAGATACAAGTGTACATCTATCACCGGCTATAGCGTTAAGGATAGCCGTACCTGCGCTACCACCGCTAATAGAAACAACGTTACTAGAAGCAGACACAACAGTGTAAGCTTGATAGTTTTGAACATTTAAAACTCTTCCTGAATAACTCGATGCTGTGGGCAGTGTAAGAGTACACGTACCAGCATAGTTGTTGATAAGCCATAGGTCTGTTGTACCGACACTGTACGTACTAGCAGAGATGGTAACAGGTGTGGATACAGCTTGTTTGTTATTAAATGTATTCCAGTCTGTAGAAGACAAATATCCGTTAGTGCTAGTATTAGATTGATTAATACTCAACGTACCAGCAGAGTAGGCTAATGGACTACTAATAGTTGCAGCAGCTAAAGCTGTACCATTGCCATACAACAAGCCAGTAATACTGGTAGACAACGTTAATGATGGAGTAGCTCCACCACTAGAAGTACCAGCAAACCCATTACTAGAAGCTACAGATACAGACGTAACATACGTACCTGCGGGCTGCTTATTGTTAAAGGTTGTCCAATCAGTTGAGGTCAAGTAACCATTAGTGCTGCCATTAGCTGCAGCCATACTGATAGCAGGGGTTGTGCCGCCTGACGATACAACAGGGGCAGTACCAGACACCGAGGTTACGTATGTACCCGCTGGTTGTTTGCCGTTAAACGTATTCCAATCCGTGCTACTTAGATAACCATTGGTACTGGTTGTAGCTTGGGATATAGAAATCGTTGGGGTTGTACCACCACTACTAGCAATGGGAGCTGTAGCTGCAACAGAAGTAACAGGAGCTGTACCACTAGATGCTGCAGTCAATCGACCTTGAGCATCAACAGTAAACGAACCATAGGTATAACTACCAGCACTGACAGTTGTATTGGCTAGAGCAATTGTTACTGCAGATGAGCCGATATAAGAGGAACCAGAAAGTCCAGTACCAATAGTAAGGGCGTAGGGATTCGCGGCAGTAATCGATCCACTAGCACCCAGAGCAATGCTAGTACCATTGACCGTAATACTAGAGTACGTAAGCTGACTGTTTGATATGCCACTTAGGGTTCCCCCTAATGTTAATGACCCAGTAGTTGTAACTGTACCAGTCAACGTAATACCGTTGACAGTACCAGTACCACTAACAGATGTAACCGTACCAGTACCGTAAGGTAAAGAAGGTAAATCAGAAGCAACTAAAGCTCTAAATGTAGGAGTAGCAGCACTACCAGTTGCAGGGCCAGCAAACACCAAAGCAGCAGCCTGGGTGTTAAAAGTACCAGTAAGAGTACCGCTACTAGTAACAGGAGAGCCACTAACACTAAAGATAGATGGCAGTGACAGACCAACACTAGTGACAGTACCAGTGGCAGCAGCAGACCAAACAGGAGCAGCACTACCTCTAGATGTCAGTACTTGTCCAGAAGTACCGACACTTGTGAAAGCGTAAGCACCACCATTACCATAAGCTACAGCACCAGCTCTAGGTATAGCAAACCCATTAGTACCACCGTACTCAACATCAAGGGGAGCACCTAGCTTTAAGCTAGTAAAAGACCCCGTAGAGGGGGTCTTAGATCCAATAGCTGTGTTGTCAATAGTCCCACCAGTAATGTCCACTCCGTTAGAGTTCTGAGAAGACAACGATCCATAGACTCGGTTACTAAGTCTTTGGAACCAATCTCTCCACTGGAAATTCTCCCCAATAGGAGACTGTGGTATGGGGGTGTTAGGGTTAGCCATGATTACTTGTACTTAACGTCTTTGCAATAGCCGTTCTTTTGCAGTTCAGGCAACATCTTTTCAAGCTTCTCACCAATGTCGTCTCGTACCATAGGAGAGTTGATCATGTGGATCTTCTTCTTGAACGTATCGTATGCTTTGCACTTAGCGTCATCAACAGTCTTGCCGACACCAGAGACAGTCAACACATAAGAACCAGCAGTCACCAAGCAAGGCTCGGTGTTTTTACCGTCTTTACCAGGACTAAAACCCATCTTAACTTCTGACAGGTGGATGTTCTTAGTAGCATCTTCCATAGTCAAGTCAAAGATAGGATACCCAGTGTTCTCCTTCTTCTTAACGTTGCTATAGGGATAGTCAGGTTGAGATACAACAATACCGCAAGCAATGTCTTCTTTAACCTTAAGAGTATCTCTACCATCAAGAGAGTCAAGCATCCACTGCACAGGATCACCAATGTGAAGAGCTTGTTGGATCTGGAACAGAGGCCAACCAGGACGAGTAGTGAACTCTAAAGGCCAGGGATTACCCTTATTATCGATGATGCAGTTGACATCAATGTAGCCAGAGTAACCAATGCCGTGAAGAAAGTCTTCAAGGGGTTTAAGAACCTTGTCAGCCAACAAAGACTTCTGGGTGTAACGCATAACAGTACCTTGCTCACCAGTAGCAGGACCGTAGTCACCAGACATTAGCTTCTTAAACTCCCAGTTCTCAAGGAAATGTTTAGAGAAGCCACCCAAACCAAACCAACCACCAACAGCCATCTCAGATCCAGCGTGGAACTCTTGGAGAACAAAGTCACCGTCATAGGCGTTGCTCTTCTTCCACTTGTTCAACATGAACACCATGTCTCGCCAGTCTTTAGAGCAGTAGCTAAGAGCCTTGTCTCCATCACCAATAGGCTTAGACACAAAGCGTTTGTCTTTGTTACTAAGAACGTGAGAGATAGCCTCATCGTATTTAGAAAACTTCATGGTAGGAATAATTGGGATACCAGCTCTCTCAAAGACAGCAGCTCCGTATTCCCGATCCTGTTCCCAACGAGCACCCTCTACATTACAGCCATAGATGGGGTAGCCCTTACGACGATAACTCTCAAGTTTTTGGATGTAACGACTGTTGTCAGTAATAAAAATAAGGTCAGCCCAGTTCATACTGGGTTCCCAATCAGCTACCTTCTTGAAACAGTCCATACCATCACCGTTCTCACAACGGCTACCATCAAAGTTGTTACGCATGTACACACGTACTTCATGAC